TAGCGCTAAAGGCGAATGGTTGAGCCCATCAGTCGTAGCCCTTCGGCTGGACACGCGGGCGCCTGCTGAAAGTCAGTGGCTCATCTGGTGAGCCACCAAGAGAAGTATTATGTACATTGGGCGAAGGAATGGTTGGATTCGCCCCACTTGTGGGATTACACTCACTAGTGGAACGCATCCGCCAGCGCCTGTAGAGACACCAAGCGATTCCCTGGCCGCTTCATTAGCTGCGCCGCTTGGTGCCCCACAAAACGGGAGCTTGATGCATGACAACTAACCACAAAAACACCAAAAACAAAGCTGACATAAGAGGGGATGTATTCAAGAATGACTACGTCACAATCGAGTGGTACGACGAACCTGAAACCTATACTTGCATTGACAACAGTGCTGAGAGAGGCGCTGGGAGACCCGCCGCTAATAGTGGTGCACGTCTTTATGACAATCATGGACAAGCCAGGTGTGTCTCAAACCGAGATAGCGAAGTCTCTGCACATGTCGAAGGGTGCTGTCAGTCGGACGATAAGTTCGTTGCGTAGCATTGTGAACTGGGACAGACGCCGTGAGCGCCCCGGTCCCGACTTGATAGATGAGCGTGTTGACCCAGTGGAGACGCGTGCACGAAAGATTTACCTGAATGCGCGTGGCGAGCAGTTGGCTGGGGCTGTTAAACAAGCCCTGGCAGGTGAGCGGGTGACGATGCCCAAGCCACTAAGGGTTGATACTTGGAGGGCAAAAGATTGAGCGTTAAACAGCGAGGTAACGGCTGGCAGATAGACTTTCGGCTGGCTGACGGCACGCGGTACCGGAAGATACATCCGTGCACTAGCCGTCAGGAAGCGGAGTTTGTGGAGCTGAAGGTCAAGAAGAATATTCGGCTGGGCCGGGGTGCGACCACAGGTGACATGACACTTGAGCAGGCGTGCGACCGCGCACTAAAAGAGCACTACTCGCGGCTGAAAGACTCACGCGGTGCTGAGATAAATGTCGGTGTGCTGCTGAAAGTGCTTGACCCAAACATGTTGCTGAAAGACATCGACGGCAACGTGCTGACGGACCTAGTGAGTGACCTGAAGACTGAGCATGGTCACAAGGGTGGAACAATCAACCGCAAGCTCGCCACATTACAAAAAGTAATGCGAATAGCCGTGGAACAGTGGGAAGTCATCGACAGGCTACCGAAGTTTCCGAAGCAGCCTGAGTCAGTAGGCCGCGTCAGAATTTTGACGCTTGGGGAGGAGTCCACTCTCCTAGAGCTGTTGCGCGGCCTAGACGACATCCGGTGCAGCTGCGCGGACTTCTTTGTCTTCCTGGTAGACACCGGGTGTCGGTTGTCCGAGGGGCTCGACCTGCAGTGGCGTGACGTCCAACTGGAGGAAGGCACCATCACCATCTGGGAGAATAAGGCCTCTCATCCCCGCACAGTGCCGTGCACTCAACGGGTGTTGTCTTGTTTGCGTGGACGCTCTGCTGGTATTGGACGGGTGTTCCATGACGTCACCAAGGACCGCGCTGAGAGAGCTTTCCGGTACTGTCGGCACGCTATGGGCCTCGCTGATGACTCCCAATTTGTGGTTCATGCCCTACGGCACACCTGCGCCTCTCGGCTGGTCCGAGCTGGTGTGGAGCTGTATGCAGTCAAGACCTTGTTGGGGCACAAGAGCATCACCACCACGGAGAGGTACGCGCATCTGAATACGGATAGGCTGCGAGACGCTGTGAAGGTGCTGGAGCGATGAACTGTTGTGAGAGCTTTACTGCCGCTCAGAAAGACGGCGTGGTCGGGTACAGACTCCCACCCATAAAGTTCTGTCCATGGTGTGGTACATCACGTGTGCCCTAGTGGCACATGGTGTGCCCTGAGTACACTATAGAGCACACACGTTACGCTAGAGAACTCTAAGTCATTGATAAGTCGGGAGAGTATCGGAAGAAGTACCACTAGTCGGACTTCAAATCCAGTGAGACGCGTTCAACGTGTCTGGTGGGTTCGACTCCCACGCTCTTCCGCCATTCTAATGAAGTTCCCCTCTAATCAACTACTTACAGCTGTCACCTGAAGCCCTCTTAAAGTCTCACCTGCAAGACTCTGATTACCATGCGTTAAGTATCTTTGCCTGTTGTGGACACATACACCTGGACACGTTTGCTGGTGTAGTGAGACAGGTCTCGTATGTGGGTCTGAAAAGATAAACCACATTATAGGTAAGAGAAACTAAAAGATACTCTTCTAGAAGGACTTAAAGAAGATACTCTAGTTTCCACTGTTAGCAATGACACATACATAATTACACCTATAGAAGTCCCTTCTATCAGTCCCTTCTATCAGTCCCTTCTATCAGTGTAATCTAACAGTCCGACTTGTGAGACTAGTCCGGTTTCTATATACTCAGTAGTTCGTCTAAATGGTCCGTCTTACGAGACCAGTTCAACCATGGCAAAGGTGGAGGTCGAATGAGTATTGAACGTGAGCTGGAATTGGAGAACGAAGCTGTGCTCGGCGGAGTAGGTCGATACTGGGATGTCGTTGAATCCAGGGGTCATTCCGAAACGCACGTCGGACAGCGCTTGATTGCATTGTTGGTCGAAAGCACGTCTCCGCACATCGGACAATATATCGCGGATGCGAAGAAGGTTGATTACCGGAGTCCGGTTACTTATCTGGGCATGTCTAAACCATCGTCTTTGGCGTTGCTAACGTCCAGAGCAGTGGTTCAAGGTGTCTCTCAGTACAAGACGGCGACTACTGTCGCCAATCTCGTTGGGTCTCTCATCAGGGAGCACCTAGAATGGCAGCGTTTTTATGAGTCCGAGAAACCACTTGCTGCGCACATTTCAAAAGAGACTGCTAAAGCCACCACCGAGCGCCATCGTCGTGCAGTGGCTCGGCACGCTGTCGAACGGTTCGGTGACCCACTGGACTGGACTCCCGAATTCACAATCAGAGTCGGTGCCGTACTGGTTGAATTGGTGTGCCTGCACTCGGGGCTGGTCGAGAAGCAGACGCACTTCGTGTCTCGCAAGAAGAAAAGAACCATCGTGACCCTGACTAATGACGCCAAGCTGATCCTTGAGTTTGGGCATATCCGAGCGGAAGACCTGAGCCCGATTTGGCTACCGATGGTGTGCTCTCCAAAGCCCTGGACGGCACCAACCGAAGGCGGCTATTGGCGACGTCGGCTACCGTTGGTCAAGGGTTCACGCGGGTCGTATCTTGATGAGCTAGAGCATGCAGACATGCCGGTCGTATACGACGCTCTGAATGCACTGCAAATGACACCGTGGCGAATCAACCGGTCCGTGCTGCACGTGTTTCAGCAAGCGTACAACGCCGGGGACCAGTTGGCGTTGCCTGCTCGACAGGACAAGCCGTTACCCGCCAAGCCGACGGACATCGAGACTAACGATATCGCTCGCAAGGAGTGGCGTATCAAGGCTGCGCGAACCTACGACCATAACGCTAGGTTGGTGTCTAAGCGGGTGGCTGCGTCTGCGAAGCTGTCTCTGGCCGAACGATTTGAACAAGAGGAGGCGATTTATTTCCCGCATGCTCTGGACTGGCGGGGCAGGGCGTACCCGATTCCGGTCGGTATCAATCCGCAGGCCGACGACCTTGGGAAAGCACTGATTCATTTCGCTAACGGAAAGCCGCTAGGTAAAGACGGCGCTAATTGGCTTGCTATCCACGTCGCCAATCTTTTTGGTGTCGATAAGGTCTCGTATGTCGGACGGATGCAGTGGGTGGTTGACCACACCGAGGAGATTTTGGACTCCGCAATGGACCCGCTAGACGGGAAACGGTTCTGGCTCGAAGCAGCCGACCCGTGGCAGGCACTGGCAGCGTGCTTTGAGTGGTTCGGCTACATGGTACAGGGTGCGGAGTACGTCTCTCACCTACCCATATCCATGGATGGCAGTTGCAATGGGCTCCAGCATTTCAGCGCGATGTTGCGAGACGAGATTGGCGGGCACGCAACGAATCTCACAGCAAGCGAGGAGCCCCAAGACATCTATCAGATTGTTGCTGACCGGGTCACACAAAGGTTGGAAGAGGAGAGTGATGAACGCGCCGCCAAGTGGCTAGAACACGTCAGTCGGCAAATCGTCAAGAGACCCGTGATGACGCTGCCGTACGGTGCTACTCGCTACGGAATGCGCGACCAGATTCTGAAAGAGGTTCGCAAACACGAAGAAGATAATAAGGGACCGATGTTTCCGGGGTCGGATGGATTCCGCGAGTCAAAGTTTCTCGGTGATTTGGTGTACGACTGCATCGGAGACGTCGTCATAGCCGCACGAGATACCATGGACTGGCTGCAGGACTCTGCGCGTGTTGCTGCCCAAGCGGACCTGCCCATCTGGTGGACCACTCCCAGTGGACTGCCGGTCTGCCAAGACTACCGAAAACGAAAAGGGAAGCGCGTGGAAGCGTGGGTTGGGTCGCAACGGATTACGTTACAGCTACAGCTCGATACCAGTGCCCTGAATGCGAAGCGCCAAGCGCTCGGCATCGCACCTAACTTTGTGCACTCGTTGGACAGCGCACACATGATGTTGACTGTCAGTCTGTGTCTGCAGGAGGGTATCACGGACTTCGCGATGGTGCATGACTCCTATGGTGTTCATGCGTGTGATGCTGGTGAGATGGCTGCGGTTCTGCGTTCTGCATTCGTTATTCAATACGAGGAAGATGTTCTTCAGAAATTCCGCGAGGAGCTGTTACAGCAGCTCCCAGAGGAGCTGGCCGCTGAGCTTCCTCCAGTACCACCTAGCGGCAACTTAGACCTAGGGGTCGTGCAGGACTCGTTATATTTTTTTGCCTAGAGATAGCCCGACACGCGAGACTGGTAACGTGACAAAGACAATACGTAAGCGTATGCCGAGGCCACCCGAAGTGCTTCGAAAAGGTGGCCCACAGCAGGACAAGCGGAGGAAGTTGCGGGAGAAAACTGAGCGTAGGGAGGCGCTCGAAAGATAAGACACAGTATAGGTAAAGAAAGCTCAATCGAGACAGGAGACACCAAATGAAAATCACTTACGGCCACTTCATCAAGGAATGCGTCGGGTTCTCGGCGCTGGAGGGAGGCCAGATAGTCGAGGACGTTTTTGGCGACGTGGCTCTGGTAGTCGCCAAAACCGGAGATGACGTCGTCACTGAGGTGGTGCTGGTGTATCTCCACCAGCATGACGGTTCGTACATCTGTGATGAAGGGGAGCACAGGGGGCCGTTTACGGTCGCCGGTTTTGGCTACACCATCACCCTGGAAGCCGATTAGTCGTGGCTTCCGTCACAGACCAAATCAATCACTGTCGGGTCGCTGACGTCGTTCCGGCGGCGTACTCAGTCATTGACGCCATTGACGGCAACAAGCCCGGTATTCAGGCCGCTGGCGCGGCGCTGACGTTCTTTGCCATCTGCAAGCACTATGAGGCCGACCCGCGTGACGTACTCGTGACGGTCGAGCGGTTCATCAGACACGCAGAGCAACAGGAAGCACCAACTATGCGGGCACTGTGGGCTTATCTGGCGGGAGAACTCTGATGCAGCGCTACATCGAGTCGCTGATCAGACGTGCCCGCATTTACCACGGCTTGAACATGCAGTTGCCCCTTTGGTTGGTCGCTGAGATGAACGACGCCGGGATTATTATCGACGAACTACAGGAGAGCTTTGAGTAATGGCAAAGAAGAAGTACGAGAATTTCACCTCTGAGTGTGGCGTTGCGGTCTTCCCACACCTCACCAAGGCGGACACCAAGTTCAAAGAGGAGGGCGAGTATCACGTCAAGCTGCGACTACAACGCGGTGCGCCTGGTGTTGACGAGTTTCTGGAGCAGATTAACGCGAAGTTCGAGGAGAACTACGTGGACCAGTGCAAGCGTGCCAGGGAAGACAACAAGAAGAAGCCCAAGAAGTGTACTGACCTGCCATTTGCGGACGTCGAGAATGACGAGGGCGAAGAGACTAGCGAAGTGGACGTCAAGTTCAAGCTGCCCGCGCTTATCAAAGGCAAGCCCACCAAGGTTAAGTTCTTCGACGCAAAGGGTAAGGTCATTGAGAACCCCCAACCGATCTATGGTGGCTCCGAGCTGAAGATCAACTTCTACTACTGGGGCTGGAACTATAGTAAGACTGGTGCTGGTGTCACGTTGCGCCTTCGCGGTGTACAGATCATTAAGCTGGTTACCGCAACTGGTGCGTCTAACAACCCAGACGACTACGGGTTCGGCGAGGAAGACGGCTACGAGGCACCTGAAGCTGACGACACGCCGTTCAAGGTAGAAGACAACGAAGAAGACACAGGTGACGACGACGAGTTCTAAGACTCTTCGCATCCTGATTCCCCTGCGGCCAGTCCCATGCCCCCGCCCACGTTTCGCGGGTGGCCGAGCGTACTACCCGAAAAACTACAACGAGTGGCGTGACGCCGCGCTAACACATATTCCCGCCGTCAACCCACTGTATGACGGTGCGCTCGATGTGCTGGTGTTCGTGGCGTTGCCCCCGTTCAAGACGGTAGTGCGGGACTGGCCCAGGGGTGACGTCGATAATTATGCCAAGAGCACGCTCGATGTTATCACGAAGAGTGGGACTGTGTGGGTGGACGACGTTCAAGTCGTTCGCCTCGCCGTAGAGAAGTTCTTTACCGCCGACGAGCCGTGCACGTCGGTCCACATCAAGCCCTACACGGGGCTAATCCACTAACAAGCACCGGAGGTAAATGAAGAAACTCCTGCGCGAGGACGTCAAGTACATCGTCGTTCATTGCGCCGCAACCCGCCCCTCGATGAATTGGGGAGCTGAAGACATCGACCGACTGCACCGAAACTTTGGGTGGTCCGCAATCGGTTACCACTGGGTTATCCGTCGAGACGGTCAACTAGAGATGGGTCGCCCGCTAAATGTACCGGGAGCACATGCGTCTCGTCAGAACCACCACAGCATCGGTATCTGCATGGTCGGTGGTGTTAATGAAGACGACGTAACTATCGCGGAGAACAACTTCACGGTGCAGCAATTTGCAACGCTGCATCGATTGCTCGACTCGATGGAAGACATGTTCCCAACTTCCGAGACTCTCGGTCACCGCGACTTACCGAATGTTCATAAGGCGTGCCCGTCGTTCGACGTGCGCTCTTGGCGACTTCGAGAAGGCGGACACCAAGTTCAAAACCACCATGACCGGTTGGAGGAACCAAACGATGTGGAACTGGAAGGAGCTGAAAATAGCGATAGCGACGACGCTGGTGCTGTTAGGTCTCGTCTTGCTGGTCCAGAGCGGTGAGGCCCAAGCCAAGGGGTTGTTCCCGGCGGACCTGAAAAGCACCGTAGTCATCGAGCACTTTGAGACCGAGTCGCAGCGAGACGGATACCAGTTCTGTGCGCAGATGATTGTGTACGGCTGGCCCACACTGCGCGGAAAGGTGCATGCGGTGCGAGTTCTGGTTAATGAGCTGACCAAGGACGGGTACTGCTTTTACCACAACAGCGGCGGCGCACTGGGGCGTATCGATTCGTATTGGTTCCAGTGCGCCGTCATCACGTGGCCTGGTGGCGTTCAACTGAATGACGACCAGAAGGACGTGATGTGTGCTGAAGAGCTGATGGAGGACTACGCCGGGTTTCGTGCGTGGTTGGAGCAGCACCAGAACGCAATTAGCAGGAGACAAACATGAGAAAGACACAACCCGAACGCATCCTTGAGCAGCTTCGCGAAGGCCGCACAGTCACACCCCTGACGATGTTTATGCAGGGCATCAGCAACGGCTACGAGGCCATCCGCAAGTTACGCAAACGTGGGCATGACATCGAGACGGTGATGAAGGAATCGCCGACCGGCGGGACTTACCCACAGTACGAGCTGAAGGTGGTTGCATGAGCGATGCCGGTGAAATGGCTGCGATAGCGCATTCAATGCGTCATACACATCTGCGTGACGTAATGCGTAACCGCGACCGCATGCGGTGGATTGCGCTGGAGACGTTTGCGTTCTACGAGGAGGACCCGAGTCGGCGAGCTGTCAAGGAAGGTGGATGTGCGTACCGGGATGCGCTCGGTCGGAAGTGTGCGCTCGGTAGGTATATCTTGGATGCGCATTACACCTCGGAACTAGAAGGGTGGTCCGCCCACGGTCTCGCAGGTCAGGCGGGTCGCATCGATTTCGACAGCTTACTCGCACCAGAGCATGCAGGACTCAGTCTCTTTTTCTGGGCATGTCTACAGGCGTGGCATGACCGGGCGGGCAACTGGGAGGTAGGGTCTGCTGAGGAACTGAGCGGACTTACCATGGCTGCTTCGAGACGGTCCCGTGAGTCAGGTAAGCAAGAACTCTTGAATTACATCAACGACGGCAGGTTAGACGTCCTCACCCCCGGCCCGTCAGCAGCCTAGTGTCCCACTCAGCAATCGTCTTCCGCACGCAAATGCGGGAGGCATTTTATTCGGCGCTTGAGCACGCCACCCCTAGCAAATTGAAGCAGGTCGTGGGGCGTGCCCTGCATCGCGGGTTGGGCAAGGTGTGGATGAGAAGGGGGAGGAAGTGATGAGCGCTCGTCGATGCAAGAGCAGGCACAGAAACTGTTGGGTTATTGGTGGGTTTTGGCTTTGGTGTTACGAGTGCGGAGCAATTCGTCCGAATGTTGATGCTGCAGAACGACGCCCGTGGACTTATCCCGTTGGACCGGGAGGAGAAAACCCGGCACTAACGAGTGGCTGACTCCGTCAACAAGGTGGCTCACGAGCCCTGCCCCGAGTGCGGCTCCAAAGACAACCTAGCGAGGTACGACGATGGACACGGGTACTGCTTCGGATGCAAGTACTACGAAGCTGGCGATGGAGTTGAAACCAGCAGCAGTCGAGTTGCTTCTGATTGGGCGGTGTCTGGTGAGATTGTAGCCCTACTCAAGCGTGGTATCCGTGAAGACACCTGTACCAAGTGGCGATACGAAAAAGGCCACTACCACGGCAAGTCTTGCCATATCGCAAACTACATCAAGAACAACCGTGTAGTCGCCCAGAAGCTCCGCTTTGCCGACAAGTCGATGACCATAACCGGTGACGCTAAGGCCATGGGTCTCTACGGCGAGTGGCTGTGGCGCGACGGCGGCAAACAGGTAGTCGTCACCGAAGGCGAGATAGACGCTCTCACGATGTCGCAGTTGAACGGCAACAAGTGGCCCGTCGTGTCTGTTCCCAACGGTGCGCAGTCAGCACCGAGAGCAATCGCCTCAAGTCTGGAGTGGCTGGAGAAGTTCGAGAAGGTAATCTTCATGTTTGACATGGACGAGCCCGGACAGAAGGCGGCGGTCAAGTGCGCTCTCAAGCTGAGCCCCGGCAAGGCGTTCATTGCCACGCTCCCGGCGAAAGACCCGAGCGAAGCGCTGCAGAAGGGCAAGTCGAAGGAGCTGCTCGATGCGATGTGGGGCGCGAGGGAGTATCGCCCAGATGGCATCGTGTCCGTCGCTGACGTACGCGAGGAGGCGTTGCGCCCAGCAACGTGGGGCGTGTCATGGCCCTGGGAAGAACTGACAGCCCTGACTTATGGCATCCGCCCGAAAGAGTGCATTGCTATCGGTGCTGGCACTGGTGTCGGCAAGACAGACTTCATGCTGGAGGTCGCGCAGCACCTCATCAAGGAACACAATGCGAAGGTCGCTGGATTCTGGCTTGAGCAACCTGTTGTCGAGACCATCCAGCGTACAGCCGGGAAGCTATGTAGCAAGTTGTTCCACGTGCCTGACGCCGGATGGACCGAGGAAGAGTTGGTCAACGCCATCAACGAACTGGCGGAACGCAACCAGTTATATCTTTACGACCACTTTGGCAGCACCGCGTGGGACACCATCAAGTCACGCATGCGGTATGTCGTGCAGGCACTGGGCGTCAAGTACGTGTTCCTTGACCACCTGACTGCACTGGCTGCGCATGCCGACGACGAACGCCGCGCATTGGAAAGTATCATGGCGGACTTGTCGAAGCTGACCCAGGAGTTGGACTTCACGTTGTTCTTTGTCAGCCACCTGGCAACGCCAGAAGGCAAGCCGCACGAAGAGGGCGGACGGGTCACGATTCGGCACTTCAAAGGCAGCCGTGCGATTGGATTTTGGTCGCACTATATGTTCGGCCTGGAGCGGAACCAGCAGTCCGACGACGAGGCCACACGAGCAACGACCACGTTCCGGGTTCTGAAAGACAGGTACACAGGACGAGCGACTGGCGAGCGGTTGTACTTTCAGTACGACCAGGAGACGGGACGGCTGCGGCTGTGTGATGAATGTCCCTTTGGGGACGAGACAAATGAAGGAGGAGACTTTTGAAACGTTATGTAGTCAAACACGACGGAAAGTATTTCCCCGAACGCGTGGGGTGTCGACGAACGCCGCGCATTGGAAAGTATCACGGTGAGTGGGTGGGGGACCTCCAGGAGGCACGTGTGTACTCAAACAGGGCGAACGCGATGTTCGCAACACCCCACGACATCCGCAATAAAGTCGAGTTTGTGTTTGTGCGAATAGAGGAGCTTTCCGAATGAAGTGGGTCCTAATTATTCCGGCAGCCCTGCTGCTAGTCGGTTGTCAAAACGCCAACATCCGCGATGAGGCCGAAGCACCCTTCGAACCCGGCACCAGTGAGCTGCGCGTCACCGAGTACGGTGGGCGCGTTGGTGGACTGACCCAGTACGGGGGTGTAGCTGGTTGTCGCGTCATTCAGAAGGGTACTGTCAGCGTGTACATGACGTATCACGGTAAGCGCTGCGCGGTTAGCACTCTCCCAGGACCCCTGTAGATGGGACCAACCCTAAAGGTTTCAGAAGAAATACAAGCAGCCAAGCACCGATTACCAGGTGAATCTTTCCATGACGCCACTGCGCGCATTGCGAGCGCCCTCAAGGACAACGATGAGCACTTCAATGAGCTTAAAGACATTCTGCGTGGAATGCGTTTTCTTCCTGGTGGACGTGTCCAAAGTGCTATGGGAGCACCTAGGAGAGTTACTCCATACAACTGTTTCGTCAGTCAGACAATCCACGACTCGATGGGCGGCATCATGGAGGCCGTTACAGAAGCGGCAGAAACGATGCGACTCGGAGGGGGTATCGGATACGACTTCAGCACCCTGCGTCCACGCGGTGACCGCATCGCAAGTCTTGATAGTCAAGCGTCTGGCCCTATCAGTTTTATGCGCATCTTTGATGCAACGTGCGCAACAATCGCAAGTGCAGGACATCGACGAGGCGCACAAATGGGTGTCCTTCGCGTTGACCACCCTGACATCGAAGAGTTCATCCACGCTAAACAGAACGACTCGCATCTGACTGCATTCAATGTCTCTGTCGGTATTACTGACGAATTCATGCGGGCAGTTCAGTCTGGCAGTGACTTTTCACTGAGATGGGGTGGGCAGAAGTACCAAACAATTAACGCGAAGAACTTGTGGGAAAGCATCATGCGTTCCACGTGGGATTACGCTGAGCCGGGTGTGTTGTTCATCGACCGAATTAACAGGGTGAACAACCTGTGGTACTGCGAAGACATTACGGCGACCAACCCATGCGGTGAGCAGCCGTTGCCACCGTACGGTGCGTGTCTGCTAGGGTCGTTCAACTTGCCTCGTTATTTAGAGCTTATTGACGGTGCCTTTTGGCACTTCAACACAGCTCTTTTCCAGCGTGACATTCACACAGTAGTTCGCGGGATGGACAACGTTGTTGACCGTGCGGTGTATCCGTTAAAAGAACACGAGACCGAAGCAAAGGCCAAGCGACGTATGGGTCTTGGGATAACTGGTTTCGCAAATGCAGTTGCTATGTGCGGCAGCGAGTACGGCAGCAATGAATCGCTAGTGTTCTTGGAGGCCGTGCTGACGAAGCTGAGAGACGAAGCGTATTTGGCGAGCTGCAGGTTGGCGCAAGAAAAAGGCGCTTTCCCAGCATACAGACAAGGTCGTTATTGCTCCAGTCGTTTCATTAAGACATTACCTGAGTACATCCAGAAGATGATTGAGCGCTTTGGTACTCGTAACAGTCATCTGCTCAGTATCGCGCCAACCGGCACCATCAGTCTCGCTGCCGACAACGTGTCGTCTGGCATTGAACCAGTCTTTGCGCACGAGTACGAGCGCACCATTCAGACTCCGAGTGGTCCTGAAATTGAAAGTGTGACGGATTACGCGTGGCGTGAGCACGGACTCAGACAGAGGACAGCCGATGAGTGTTCGGCAGATGACCATCTAAGTGTTCTGCTGGTCGCTTCAAAGTACATGGACAGCTCTGTCTCGAAGACCTGTAACGTTGGTGAAGAGGTTTCGTGGGAAGACTTTAAGGGCATCTACATGCGTGCCTGGGAAGGTGGAGCCAAGGGATGCACAACGTTCCGGGCAGCCGGTAAGCGTGCCGGAATTCTCAAAGTGAAGGACTCGGAGGACAACACGGAAGCCGCGTGCTTTATCGATGACAACGGTCAAAGACATTGCGGCGACTGAATGGTCCCACTGGCGAGACTAAAAGGAGGTCTCGATGCTCGTATTTGATATCGAGACCAACGGTCTCTTAGGAAAGCTGGACCGGGTGCATTCGCTGGTGTTCTTTGACACGGAGCTGGGCGTGCGATTCTCTGTTGCCACTCACGATAGCCCACACGCGCTACCGGAGGCTCTGAACGAGCTGATGTACGCGGACGAAATCTGCGGCCAGAACATCATCGCATTCGACATCCCCGCCATTCAGAAGGTTTACCCGTGGTTCGCGCCAACCGGACGCATTGTAGACACGACCGTGCTCAGTAGGTTGCTGTACCCGGACATGCTGGACCGGGACATCGTGTGGGACAAGAAGAAGCGCGGTAAGTGGATTCCACGCAACTTGTTCGGAAGGCACTCGCTGGAGTCTTGGGGTCATAGACTTGGGGAATTTAAGGACGACTACTCGAAGCGCATGAAGGCCGAGGGTAAAGACCCGTGGGCGGAATGGAATCCGTTGATGCAGAGTTACTGTGAGCAGGACGTCGAGGTGACCGTGAAGCTGGTAAAGAAGCTGTTGGCTAAGAACCCGACCGTCGAGAGCTTCGAGCTGGAGCATGGGACGCAACAAATTATCTTCCGCCAGGAGCGCCGTGGCTTCGCGTTCGATGAACAGGCCGCGCAGAAGCTGCACGCGGAGCTGGTTGGGAAACAAACTTTCCTAGAGTCTGAGCTTAAGAAAGTATTTCCGCCTTTCTTTGCGCCCAACGGACTGACCAAACCGAAGCGCTCGATGAAACGGAAGAACGATGTCACCGGTATCAAGGATGAAATAACTGAGGGCGCGCAGTATATGAAGGTGAAGCTGGTCCAGTTTAATCCAGGCAGCCGGGACCACATTGGGAAGCGGCTTCAGGTGCAGTTCGGGTGGCGACCGGCAGAGTACGGTAAGGACGGCAAGCCGACGGTCGACGAAACCATCCTGAAGGGGTTGCCCTATGAATTCTGCCCACTGCTGGTGGATTACCTCACGTTGGACAAGAGGATTGGCATGTTAGCCACCGGAAAGCAGGCGTGGCTGAAGCAAGCCAAGGACGGTCGCATACACGGGCGTGTCAACACTAACGGTGCCGTAACGGGACGTATGACCCATAGCAATCCCAACGTTGCGCAAGTGCCTGCCGTGCGTAGTCCGTACGGACCAGAGTGCCGCGACTTGTTCGTCGCGGGGCGGGGTTACTCGTTGGTGGGTATCGACGCCGAGGGATTGGAGCTGCGAGCGCTAGGCCACTACCTTGCGCGGTGGGACGCCGGGGCGTACGGAAACACCGTCGTCAACGGCAACAAGGAAGACGAGACCGACGTCCACAACGTGAACAAGCGCGCTATCGGCTTGAACAGTAGGGACAGCGCCAAGACGTTCGTGTACGCGTTTCTGTACGGCGCAGGGAACATGAAGCTTGGCCACATCATATACATCGATGACATGACGCCCGACCAGCGACGTCAGTTTGGTTCGCCAACTGAACGCAAGCTGAGCCACCTTGGGAAAAAGTCTCGCGATTCATTTGCGGAGAACATCCCCGGTCTGAAGAAGTTCATCGACGCCGTCAAGAAGGTTGCTAAGCGCGGGTACCTGAAGGGACTCGACGGGCGGCGTCTCAAAGTACGGGCACTTCACGCCGCACCCAACACATTGCTGCAGAGCGCGGGCGCGATTGTCATGAAGCGGGCGTTGTTGTTCCACGACCAACTACTACAAGACGGAGGGTTCATCCCCGGTGAAGACTACGAGTATGTGTGCAACGTCCACGACGAGCTGCAAGTCGAGGCGAGACCAGCGATAGCAGATGAAGTCGGACGCGTCGGGTGTGACGCCATTCGACTCGCGGGTAAGCACTTCAACTTCAGGTGCGAACTTGCTGGAGATTACTCAGTCGGGGACTCGTGGCGAGAGACCCACTAGACCGTGCTTGGATTGTGGTGTTTCCCTTGCTCTGGGAGAGAACTGGACCGAAGCCTCGAAAAATCTATATCGGTATGTTTGTAAAACATGCGTTAATGCGCGTTCGCTCCGGTGGCGTAAGTCAAACAGAGACAGCACCCAAGCGACCAACAGAAGATGTCACATCAAGAATGTTTCTCGCCTAGAGGAATACTTGTCGTCTCGTGGTCATCAATGCGAGCTTTGTGTGAAAACGTGGCCCCGCGAGGTTTTGGATTTTCACCACCCTATCCCTGAAAGAAAAGAACGGCGGCTGGGCGCACCGGACTGGTCGGGTGGTTCAGCTGGCAGGGCCGTCCGCCGTGAAGCCGACTCTTGCCATCTCCTCTGCTCCAACTGCCACCGCCTAGAGCACGCCGCGTTACGACAGGGAGAATCTCTTCTTGCCGCCAAGGGAATCGTGCGCCCGGTTGGTCCCGCTAGTGATACGGAGGATTCATGAAGACCCTGCTGATAGACGGAGACATTTTGGCGTACAAGTACGCCCTCGTAAACCAAGAGGACTTCTCGTGGTCACCAGGCGACATTACTTCGGTAGCCGACCTGGGGGCCGCTCAGTTCGCAATCCGCCAGTGCATCGAGAACTGGGAGTTCGAGTTGGGCGCTGAGAAGTCTGTCATCGCCCTGTCAGACCCCAAGTCCAACTGGCGCAAGTCTGTCCTCAAGACGTATAAGCACAACCGGGCGGACAAGAAGAAGCCCCTGCTGCACGGCGAACTCCGCGAGTACATGCGTTCCACGTGGAAGACCTTTGAGGTGCCCACCCTGGAGGGCGACGACGTGCTAGGAATACTGGCGACCAACAACAAGATGGTTCCGGGCGAGAAGATTGTCGTGTCCCTGGATAAGGACATGCTGACGGTGCCGTGCAAACTGTTCAGACCACATAAGCCAGAAGAGGGTTTGCTCAACATCCGTAGTGGGGAGGCTGACTACTGTCACATGCTGCAGACACTCACGGGTGACCCCACTGATGGGTACGAGGGGTGTCCGGGTGTGGGTAAAAAGACGGCTGAACGGTTGCTAGATGTGGTCGAAGACTATGAGTACGGAGAATCGCTAGGGGGCTTCGACCCAAGGTGGTTCGCGGTTCTGGTGGCCTACGCCGCCTCCAAGCTCCGGGGCGACCCCGTCGAGCGCGCTCTTCAACAAGCGCGCGTAGCACGCATCTGCCGAAACGAGGACTACGACTTCAAGAAAAAGGAGGTGAGGTTATGGTATCCGTACCCGCCAGTCCCGCATGGTTAACCCATGGAGCCACCGGTCACAACATATGAAGTGCCGCACCTGCATGTGGTACTGCCCCAAGTAATTCTTCGCCCCGGTTCCCGCCGGGGCACCTTTTCAAAGATAAACCACATTATTGGTATCCCCAGAAGTTTCCTAGATGAAACCATTGCCAGCAACCGTCGAATCCCTAATAGCCGAACTCGACGTCCTATATCCCCTTCGAGCCCCTCAATTAGACGAGACCGACCGCCAAATCTTCTTCAAGGCCGGTCAGCGTGAGCTGGTTGACAAGCTGAAGGCCCGTCTCCAGTACACCAAGGAACTCGCCTGATGTGCATCGGTCCTCTTGCCTCCAAGAAACCCAAAGCTCTGCCCCTACCGCCACCTCCCCCACCACCCAAGCAGATCGCACCACCGGCAGACCCCGCAGACACCAGCGCTGCAAAGACTGCGAAGGCACGCAAAAAGGGCACCTCCAGCCTCCAGATACCACTAGGTAGCTTCGGTGGGACTGCTGGCCTGAACCTCCCCGGCTAACGGATGTTGCTGATACCCGGCGAGCTGAAAAAGCGATACGACGAGTGGGCTCAAAAGAAACGCGAACCGTTTCTTAGACGTGCGCGCGAGGCGTCCGCCTTGACGCTGCCAACATTGATTCCTCCCGAGAGCCACACGGGCGAGAACGACTTACCTAGCCCCTACCAGAACATGGGCTCACGTGGTGTGAACAACATCGCATCTAAGCTGTTGCTGATTATGTTCCCGCCGAATCAGCCGTTCTTCCGAATGGTAATCAACGACTATGACACGCAGAAAGAGACCGACGGGAACCCCGACGCCAAGAAGGATGTAGAAGAGGCTCTAGCTCGCTACGAGAACGCTGTCATTCAGAACATCGAGACATCAGACGCTCGCGTGAAGATGTTCCAGACCATGAAGCACTTGGCTGTCTCTGGCAACGGACTAGTGTTCAACCAGGACGACGGCAACACCCGGCTTTACGCACTCGACCAGTACGTCATCAAGCGTGACGCATCCGGCAACGTCCTAGCGCACATCGCGATGGACAGAGTCGCGCCAATAGCTCTGGATGAAGCCACTCAAGCAGCCTTACAGGGCAAGGTCGAACCCGACCAGATGGCCGAGGACCACAAGCTGTACACTGGTGTTGCCTGGGACGGCAAGAAATGGCGTGTCTGGCAAGAGGTTGCTGATACCGTAATTCCTAGCTCACGGGGAACGTACACCAAGAAGAACAACCCGTGGCTGCCGATTCGCCTGGAGGCAATCGACGGCGAGGACTATGGGCGCGGTTACGTCGAGAACTTTATAGGTGACTTGCAGTCCGCTGAAGGTCTGTCCGAAGCAATCGTAGAGGGTGCGCGTAATGCCGCCAAAGTGATTTGGATGGTGAGTCAGAATGGATTCACCAGGATAGAAGACCTTGTTAAGGCTCCGAATGGTGGTTTTGTTTCAGGGAGCCCCGACGATGTCCAGGCGCTCCAGTTACAAAAGTCCACGGACTTCAACACGGCCTTCCAGGCACTACAGGGCATCGCTGCGGACCTGAGCCGCGCATTCTTGATGAACACCTCAGTACAGCGCCCCGGTGAACGCGTCACTGCCGAAGAGATTCGCTTCGTCGCGCAGGAGCTTGAAGACGCACTCGGCGGTGTTTACTCGGTGCTTGCCCAGGAGCTGCAGTTACCGTTCCTGAAGTACCGCATCATGCGCCTAGAGAAGCACAAAAAGCTTCCCAAGCTGCCCGACTCCGTGAATCCCACCATCACCACCGGCCTACAGGCGCTTGGTCGTGGCCACGATTTGGAGCGACTAAGAGTCCTGGTTGGGCAAATTGCTCAGCTCGGTCCCGAGGTGGTGGACAAACACGTCAACATGGGTGGCCTGATTGGCCAGCTCGCAGCCGCACTGAACGTCGAACCAAAGGGTCTTATCAATGACCCGCAGGACATCGAGCAGCAGGAGCAGCAGCAGCAACTTATGGCAATGCTTCAACAAGCAATGCCTGGAATTATGAGCATGGCTGACAACCAGTTAACGAATGCGCAGAACGCGCAAGGAGATGCACAGCAATGACAGACGCAAACCCACTGAAGCTCGGAGAAGACAGCGCCAAGATAGGTCCCGACGTTTCTGACCTGATGGCTCAGAAGCAAGCTGAAAAAGCCGCCGAGCAAGAGCAACACGGTGGAGCAGGTACTCCCAGCCCACAGCGGCCTCCGTCAATGAAAGGTGACGACGTCGTTGTCATCAACGGCGAAAAGTACCAGCGGACCAACCACTAAGTGACGGAGAACGTCCAGCTCGATATTGGTGGAGACCAATCCGCGCCGCCTGAAGGCCACGCTGATGCAATGGCCCATAGGTTTGACAACCAAGGGCAACCACCACCGCCCGCGAACAACGAGCCACAGCGTCCTGAAAATGTCCCCGAGAAGTTCTGGAAGGATGGCAAGGTTGACACTGAAGGCTTGTTGCAAGCTCACGGTGAACTAGAGACCAAGCTTGGAGCTAACACTCTAGAGCCAGAAAGACCTGACCCGAAGGCGCTCGAGTCCAACAATGAGCCGGGGCTACAGGGCCAGCTTGGCATCGAGTCGGATTCGTGGGCGCGCTACACACGAGAAGCCGGCGGTGAGGGTCTTTCTGACGAGTCCTACACAGAGCTGGCTGCCAAGGGTCTTGACCGGCAACTGGTAGACACGTACATCGAAGGCCAGAAGGCTGTCGGTGAGCGTATCGTCTCCAGCGCCAAGAGCATGTTCTCAGGCGACGACGCAACGCAAACCGAACAGTACGGCACGATGACAGCCTGGGCGCAAGAGAACTACACGCCCGAGCAGGCTGAGTCCTTCAATGCCGCCATGAACAGTGGCAGTCAGGACAAGGCAGCCGAAGCTTTCCGTAACATGAAGTCCAACTACGAGAACGTTGAAGGCGTACGCCCGAGCCTCGTTAGTGGTGACGCAGGACGCAGCGATGGTGGGGACACCTACGCGTCGATGCAACAGGTTACCACCGACATGAAAACTCCGCTGTACAAGACTGACCCCGCCGAGCGTGCGCGGGTTCACGCGAAGCTCGATAGGTCGAACATCTAAGCTTCTCCCACCCAGGTCCATCTCCTGCCTGGGTACCTTCGCCCAGGTCCATCTCCTGCCTGGGTACCTTCGCCCCGGTGCAATGCCGGGGCGTCCTTATTTATCAGTTTACTTCGAGTGCAAAACGCCTAGTTATGCTTGGCATTCTGTAGTCGAAGTAAACCCGTCTGATGAGATAACGCTACCTGTTACATGCGGTCGGCCAGCCGTCTTGTTAAAGGCAGCCTGTAGTAAGTCCGAATGCAACGGACGCCCAGTTACACCCAAGCCCACCGAGGTGGACACCTTGTGGTTTGTACGCGGCAACGTGCTCAGGACACCCCGCGTCCCGTTCCAGGGACATCGTGTTCAACAACCACATAGGTATTTTTATGACCGCTGCAACCGTATACAATCCAGGGCAAGACAATGGTGCGGGCGACGTCAACGCACTGTTCCTTAAGGTCTTCGGTGGTGAGGTACTGACTGCGTTCCAAGAAGTGAACGTAATGATGGACAAGCAGATGGTGCGAACCATCCAGCATGGTAAGTCCGCTCAGTTCCCCGCAACTTGGAAGGTCAACTCTTCGTATCACACTGCTGGAGCCGAGATTGTCGGCCAGTCCGGTAACGTTTCTGAGCGCGTCATCACCATTGACGACTTGCTGATTGCCGACGTCTTCATCGACGTACTAGATGACGCAATGAATCACTGGGATGTCAGCTCGGTTCTGTCCAACGAAGCTGGGCGTGAACTCAGCTATGCATTCGACAAGAACTCGCAGCAGGTTGGTGTGTTGGCTGCGCGTGCTGCCGCAACTGTCACTGGTGGTAACGGTGGTGGTTCCAGCACCAACGCTGGCTACGGCACCACGGGCTCCACCATTGCCACCGGCATCTTCCTGGGCGCGCAGACTCTCGACGAGAAAGACGTGCCTGAGAACGACCGCTATGCAGTGATGCGTCCAGCTAAGTATTACCTCGTTGCTCAAACCACCGACGTCATTAACCGTGACTGGGGTGGGGCTGGCGTCTACTCCGAGGGTGAAGTGCTGAAGGTCGCTGGTATTCACATTGTGAAGTCCAACCATCTTCCCGAGACCAACATCACCACTGGTCCGACTGCCTACCAGGGTAACTTCGCAACCACCACTCAGCTCATCTTCCAGAAGGGCGCGATGGGTACCGTGAAGCTGCTCGACCTGTCCATGAGCATGGACTGGGATTTCCGTCGAAGAGGCCACCTCATCGTCGCCCAGTACGCACTTGGTCACGGCATCCTGCGGCCCGAATGTGCGTTTGAGCTGAAGACCGCTTAGACCCACCAGCAGTACCAAAAGGGACACCTCATTCCGGGGTGTCCTTTTTTTCATTTTCATAAACGAGGTTTGAATGACACTTCACGTCCTCCTTGATGACGTCACGTCTGGTAGTTCTACCGGCGCTGCCGTTCAAGCGCAGAACTACCGCAGTAAAGAGTACGGAATCGTCCAGGTGAAGATTACCAATGCAGCCACCGTGAAACTCCAGGGCCGCACCTCCGCAAACCTGGAGTTCGAGGACATCCTCGATTCTGACCTCGTCGCCAGCGGAGCTATCCGCGTCACTTTATTTCCTCTGATGCGCGCAACGGTAGCCGGTAACAACGGTACGACACGCGTCGAACTCTTCGAGTAACCCTTCCATGAATCTCTTTAAGACCCTTCTGGGCAAGGGTGACTCGCCCGTGCCCGCTACCAGCGTTCCTCAGTCGGAACCCGGACAAGAAGCACCAACAGTTACCACTGTCGGCCACCCCATTCACGTGAACGAGGCGGGCAACAGTCAGCGCTCTCGCCTGCGCCATCTCAGCCGCCTGCTGAACCTCGCGGATGCCGTCTCCAAGCCGAACGTGCTTGAAGAGAAACGCGCAGAGCTTCTGCAGGAGTACGAACGGCGAATTCTCCAACTCAAGTTGATCGGCATCGAAGTCCCTCAAGACCGCGTGGGCGTCGAGAAGCTGATTGCGCAACTTAGGAAGTAACCATGGCCTGGAATCTTTACGACAACACACGACTGGGACAGTACGAGGGCAACACGCTTAACTACGAGACGCTGACAACCATCAAGGCTGCAATCGTTACTTCTGTATACTCCGTCGACCAGAACACGCACGACTTCTTCGATGACATCACGAACGAAGTGACCGGAACCAACTACACGGCAGGTGGTAACGTAGTCGCAAACATGACCGTGACGATGAACGCTTCTGGTCTGGTGACAATCGATGGAGATGACCCCACAACGTGGGCACAGCACGCGTCTGGTTTCAGCAACGGACGACGCGCCATTTTGTACAACGACACGGGCACCGCCAGTACTTCCCGCTTGATTGCTTTCAGTGACGACTTCGGGGCCGACAAGGGTAATGTCTCGGGCGACTTCAGCATCCAGTTAGACGCAGCAGGCATCTTCGACTCTCCGAGGTAGTAACAGAATGATTATAGGTGGAGGAAAGAAATGACGGTAACGGCTGAGAAATTAAAAGACTCAGTGCAAGCCGGGGGCGATCGTCTCGTGCGATACCGTTTCACCGACTCGGTTGACGGCGAGATTCGGCATGAATCCATTCGCATGGGCAGCGAGGAGAATGCGGACACAAGAGGCCAAGTCCGCGCACGGGCCATCGAAACCTCTAAGCCGATTGCGCTTCAACAAGCGCAAAAACAGATCGATCAAGAGGCACGCGAGACTGCCGCGCTAGAGGCCGAGGCGGCCAAAAATCCTGACTGGGACGATGGGGCCCCGCAAGTAGTTGGGGAGCTGGAGTAATGGCGGGGCGATTCTTTCCCGTTAAAAGCGGGTTCGGAACCGCCACGGCCTCACAGGATGTGAGTGTTGCCGCTGCGCCGACGGGAACGTTTGCCTCTATCGGGGCGGCAAATTGCTACGCTACGATTGAAGACGCCATTGCGTCGGGGAAACCCTCGAACAACTTTACGACCGGCGATACTGTTATTTGTAGTCATTTGCACTCGCAAAGTCTGGCGGGCACTTCTTGTTATTTTGTTGGCGCGGCCGTAGGCGAGGACATTAAAAAAGTTCTTAGCGTCGACGACAGTAACGCCGATCAGCTAAAAGCGGGGGCCACCCTTGGGGGGCGGGGGTTATTTACGACCGCTAATGAGTCGTGGTACTTTTACGGCTTAACCATTGAGTCAGGCTGGGGCGGTTCTGTCGTTTGGGTATACCAGTCCGGGGTCTATGTGCATTTCCAAAGCTGTACCTTCACGTCAACGTCAACGTCGACGGGGATGGACATGTTTCTTGTCTCAGGAGATGCGGCGCAAGTAATTGTGGAGGATGGCACCTTCAAATTTAACCGTGTCGACCAAACGGTGGTGCAAATAAGCGGTCGCGCACACATAACGTTTATCGGCGGGCAGATTGACGGCATCGGCGTCAGTCCGAGAAGTTTCACGGAGGGCGGGTATTCCTCCGGCGGCGGATATGTCCGAGTGCTGGGAACGGACCTTAGCAACATGGATTCTAATGCTGCGTCTTATCTGGTCAAAGGGGCGGGCAGCGCCAGAACCGTCGACGATGTAATTTTTGCGCAGTTTTATAACGTTAAGCTTCCGGCAACCTTTGGTGGTGCCGTAGACGAAACGCTTTCTCAGGTGTCGTCGCCGATTCGTATTGAGTTAATAGGCGTGTCACCGACCAACCCGCATGTGTACGAGTTGCATCTTCCGGAGGGAACGGTAAAAAGCGTCACCAATCACAATTTGAATACATCGACTAACCTGCAGCCGAGCACAAATTATTCCTTCGAGGTCGAGACGTCGTCGTTAACCAGTTTCTTTCAGCCGCTTCGGTTTAGATTGCCTGTCAAGTACGCGGATTTAAATGCGAGCGCCAGCGATGTATTGACCCTTGAGGTTAATAGTGAGGTTTCCCTTGATGGCGATGATTTAAAACTTTACCTGGGTTACGCGGACGACGCTGATCCGATGATTATGAATTTTTTGGGCAGCCACGACGCGCCCGAGTCCGGGAAGTGGGCGGGACACCAAAACATGCTGGGCGGCTTTAGCGCAGAAGTTCTATCGGTAGGCGGCGCATGGACGGGATTCACGAGTTCCAATCCGAAAGTTTTGAAGGTTGATACCTCTGGAGACGCGGCTGAGGTGGACAACGCCCTAGCACCCTATGGGTGGGTTGATATTTACAAATTTACGGACACTAACCCAATTTACCTCGACACTGAGATTGGTCATGAGTAATGGCTAAAAAATTCTGGGGGACGCCACCAGACTTATTTCCAAACCATCAAACAACTCTGTTTCTCGATACAGAGAGCGGCAAGAAATTTTGGGCGTCGAATGAGATAATTCTAGAGAACTCTGCGGCAGGCCCAGAAACCGTTATCGTCAGCAAAGCTGTTTGGAATTGGAGTGACAAGGACTTCAACGTCAACGCAGCGTCCCGCATTGAGCCCACCAAAGCCGAGTGGAACTGGGACGCCAAGGCACTCAATGTCAACGCTGCAACTGAAATCGTTGTCAACAAGGACGTCTGGAACTGGAACGCTAAGGACGTCACCGAGAAAGCCGACACGCTGATCGCACCCCTCAAGGCCATCTGGAATTGGGACGGGAAGAATCTCAGTGCCAACTCGGGTGTTTCTGTCGTCATTCCCAAGGCCGTTTGGACCTGGGCTGCTGAGAACGTCACCACACGCACTGACTTCATCGAGGTCATCGCAAAAGCCATCTGGTATTGGAACCGTAAGCCGCTGTCGTTCACCGGCATGTCTCGGAGTACCTTGATTGCCGAACTGACCCGCAGCCTTTCACAACCTTTGTACAAGTCCCTGTTTCGCAAACCTTCTGAGGAGTAACCATGGCGTCACTTGAACCCACGTCGCGGCTCGAAGCCGTGAACGTGATTCTGTCCGCGCTCGGCCAGGCTCCTGTCAGCACGCTTGAAGGCAACAGCTCAACCACCGTAGCGAAGGCCAAGGCGATACTGGACGAATTCTCCCGCGCCATTCAAAGCGAAGGCTGGAAGTTCAACACCGAAGAGGACTACACGCTGGTGCGTGATGTTAACAACAAGATTGCGTTGCCGTTGAACACGCTGCAAGTGGACCCGGACGACATATCCAAGGACTACGTGCAGCGCGGTCAATACTTGTATGACGCCAAGAAACATGTCGATACGTTCGACGGTAACGTCAAGGTAACCATCGTCTTCTACTTTGACTTCGAGTCGTTACCGGAGGTGGCGCGACGTTACATCTCCGTGGTGACGGCTCGAACCTTTCACAGACGTGAGCGCAAAGACCAACAGCAGGAAATCATCACTGAGCGTGAAGAGTTGACCGCAAGGTCCAACATGGACCGGCAGTACGCACGGAACGCTGATTTTACGCTGCTGTCGCACGACACCGTGCGCGGTTACCGCCGACCAGTCCTCCGTAGATAACTATGGGACGACCAGTCAGTTACACGATTCCGAGTTTGTTCAACGGAGTCAGCCAACAGCCGGACTCGATTCGACATCCTTCACAGCTCACCTCTCAGGTGAACCGCATGTCGGACCTCGTGAAGGGTCTTGGGAAACGCGCACCAACCCAACATGTCGTCAAGCTTCAGACCGCACTTGCGGGCAACGCGTTCTTACACACCATCAACCGTGACGTAGTCGAGCGCTACACCGTCATCATCACTAATGGCGACCTGAAGGTGTACGACCTGGCGGGCAATGAGAAGACCGTCGCGTTCCCGGATGCGAAGGCATACCTGACGGCTACCAACCCCCGCGCCGAGTTCGCCGCAGTAACCATCGCGGACTTCACGTTCATCGTGAACAAAACGACCACCGTCGCGATGGACCCAACGCAGGACGGGCAGACTCTAACAGGGACCGTGCAAACGTTCTCTAACCTGCCCGCTGGTGTGACTGGCAACATCTACGAAATCAAGGGTGACGCAAACACCCAGTTCGACAACTACTTCGTGGAGAAGCTGGCAACCGGAGTCTGGAAGGAACGCGAGAAGCCAGACCTTGAGGACGCTTTTGATGCGTCCACGATGCCACATCAACTCGTGCGCGAATCAAGTGGGGACTTCACGTTCCAACAGGCTACTTGGGGCGGAAGACTTGCAGGTGACGAGACCACTTCCGAAGAGCCTGGATTTGTCGGGAAGAAAGTTACTGATGTGTTCTTCCACCGAAACCGTCTAGGTCTCACAGCGGGAGAAGCGATTGTATTCAGCGCGGCAGGCGAGTTCTTTAACTTTTGGCGCGAAACTGCGACGGCTGTTCTCGACAGCGACCCTATTGACGGTGCTGTCAGTCACACTAAAGTCTCCAACATAAACCACGCGGTACCGTTCAATAAGTCGCTATTGCTGTTCTCAGACCAAACACAGTTCGAACTGTCCACTGACACCGTACTTACTTCCAAGACGGTCAAAATTGACCAGTCCACCGAGTTCGAGTCAGTTGGCACAGCGCGGCCAGTCGGTGCTGGACAGAATGTATTCTTTGCTACTCAGCGGGGACGCTTCTCGGGAATCCGCGAGTATTTCGTTGAGACCAACACTGTCTCCAATGATGCCGCAGACGTAACGGGTCACGTACCTGAGTTCTTGCCCAAGAACATCTTCAAGCTCGCCGCCTCAAGCAACGAAGACTTGCTGCTAGGGTTGACGACGGACAACGCCAACCGGGTGTACGTCTATAAGTACTTCTGGGTGGGCGATGAGAAAGTCCAGTCGAGCTGGTCGTTTTGGGAGTTTGACTCCGGTGACACCGTGCTGAACGTAGATTTCATTCAGTCCGAGATTTGGATTGCCATTGAGCGCAGTGACGGCGTGTATCTGGAGAAGATTCAGCTTCAGGACGACCCAGAGTTCGCTGACTTTGGTTACGACGTTCTGCTAGACCGGCGCCATTCATTCGACGAGACCGACGCCACGTACGACGCAGGCAACGACGAGACAACGTGGACGCTGCCATACGTTGACAGCGGAACCTTTCAACTGGTGCTGACGGGTGACTATGCGGGTCGCAAGGGAGAAGTGGTTCCCATCACGAGACCCACGTCCTCGACCATCAAAGCCAGCGGGAAGTTCGATACCGGCGACGTTGTAGTTGGGCGCGTCTACAACAGCTCGGCAGAACTCTCCAAGCAGTTCGTGCGGGAGACCGTGGGCGAGGGTAGCAAGCCCGTCCTAGAGGGTGACCTGTACTTGCAGGACATGAAGTTCTCCTTCAAGGACACCGGGTATTTTGAAGTGCACGTCAAGCCCCGCAAGGGTGGTGACACGTTTATCGATGCGTCAACCGGGCGAATCATCGGCGAGTCATTCGTCGTGGGTGAGGTACCGATAACCACGGGCACTTTCAGTATCGGCATCGGTGCAGACGCCCAAGAGGTGACCATTACTGTCGTCAACAATAGTCACCTCCCGGACAACATCACGTTAGCCGGGTGGACCGGAGACTTCGTATTGAAGCACGGACGTGTATAGATTCTCGCCTGCATTCCCAGAGGACGCACGCGCATTCTCCCGGATGCTAAGACCTATCGACCAGTTGGAGGCAGAGGCTCTCAGTGGACTGCCTGCATACGTTGTTATCGAACAAAGCATCACCAACAGCGATAGAGCCCAGTTGATTTGTGGCGACCTAGGAGAGCCTCACTACTTGTGGGGCGTCTCCAAGAGTCCGCATGAGCCAACAGTTGGAATGCCGTGGATGCTGGCGACGACAAGCGCTACGTTTCCCCGAGAGTTTCTACCAAAGTCGCGGGATATCGTAGCGTGGATGCAGAGCCGCTACGACGTGCTGTGGAACCTGGTACACGTAGACAACCACAAGGCACGGCGTTGGCTTGAGCGACTCGGCTTCACGTTTCCCAAGAACAAGCGTCACCTATTTAACAACGAACCCTTTATGGAATTTATGAGGACCGCTCCCTATGTGCGTTGACCCAGTGACGGCAATATCCATCTTTACGACCGTTGCAGGTTTCATCGGCGACAGTCAGGCCGCAGACGACCAGGACGACCAAATCCTGGAGCAGCAGCGACTGAACAACGAAGCACTGTTGGCTCGCCAGCAAGAGGTCAACGAGGACGCCACGAAAGAGACGTCCGAAGCAACCATCGAGGCTCGGAAGAAACGCGCCACGCTGAGAGTGGCTGCTGGTGAGTCCGGCTTGACCGGAAACTTCATCGACACACTGGAAGGAGGCGTAGCAGGCGACCTGGGCCGAACGCGCACCAACATCGAGAAGCAGCGCAAGCGCGAAGAGAAGCAACTGGAGCGCGAGAAGAAGGGAGCTAGCAGTCGTGCCCAGAGCCAGCTCAATAGTGTCCAGCGCCCATCCATTGTGGGTGCTGGTTTGCAGATTGCAGGCAGTACGTTAAATGGCAGCGGCTCGACAAAGAAAGTCACCACAATCAGCGGCGGTGGCCGCGCATAAAGGAACTCCATGCCCCGATTCGTTACACGTAGACGAGCTACGCGAGCGCCTGTAGACGACACGCTACCCGTTGCTCGGACAAGTGCAGTTGCGCGACCCGTAGACCTCGGACCAGCGGTAGCGCCTCGGAACGGCTTCCAGGATTTGGCTGGAGCGTTGGTCCCTTTCAACCGCCAACTAGCCGGACACATTGAAGACCAAAATAAGGAAGAGCAGGCACGGCAGGAAGCTGCTGGTCGCGTATCCGCAATTCGTGGCGAAGCTCTGACGCAGGACGCGAACCCGTGGTTTGCGAGTGAGTACCTCAAAGCAACAGGTGAACTCGCGTCACGCCGATACCACACCAATCTTGTGCAGATGTGGGAATCGTTTGACGTATCTGCGCACGCTGACCCGGAAGTCGCTCTCGAAGCTCAGCTACAGAGAATGCGTCAGGCGATGGGTGGTGACCTTGACGACCCAAATTATGCCGAAGGGTTCTTTCCCGGCATGGAACAGGCCGAGGCGGACATCCGTAAGCGCTTCCGCGATGAGATGGTGGACGACCTGGATCGGCGGCGGCGCACCGAAGCCATCGAGTGGACTACGAACGAAGTTGGTATTGGGGGCATTTCATCGGACAACTTCACGGCTTATCGCGAGGCAATCCGTACCCGCTATGGACTTAGCCGTGATGAGGCCAATCAGGCTCTTGTTACCGCCATCCGGGGCATCACTCAGCAGACCGGTGACGTTGACCTATGGGACTTTGCCTATGAGCCGTTGAGGGGAGAGTCCGGGATTCGGCTCATCTCCAACCCCGCGCTGCGTGACCAAATTATCAACGCAACCCGTGAGGCAGAGAACCGGTTTCTTCAGATAGAGAACCTCCGCACCAAGCGCGACAACGAACTCAAGAAGGAACGCACCGACGCAGTAACCGCACAACTCACACGGAAAGTCATGGACGTCGTAGAAAGCGGAGAAGATCGAGAAGGTCTATTGCCACAGCTCGACCAGGCGCTCGACGCGGACCTTCTTTCAGAGACTGCGTACATGACACTAAGAAGGGCGCTGCTCGACGAGACTGATTGGCCATCTGATCCCAATGTCTCCGCCAGCCTTGAGATTCGAGTTCGCAAAGGCGAAGCGGGCCAGGCTGACATCTACGCAGCCTACATCGCAAAGGACATTAACAGACGTGAGTTATCGCGGCTCTTGGGTATTCAGAACGACACTCAAGGTGGTGGGCCCACCAACGTCTTCGATACAGACGCGTACCGGCAGAGCTTGAAGTATATCAATGAGGTGTTGCATCCCAGTGGTGGCTTGATGAGTGGACTCGATAACTCCGAGCGGCAGCGGCGAGCATTTGCCCTGTCTGAATTTGACAACCGCGTCACGAAGCTTGGTGATTTGCCAGAAGCTGACCAGCGAAAAGAAATTGAACTCATTCGTGACGACATAACTAAGCGCTACAGCAAAGACATCGATCAAGGAAACGTGAGACGAGAGCCACGTTATCCCGCCGCCACGCATGACGAACGTATGCGTCGCTTGATAGCGGCGGTGAAGCGCGGAGAAATTTCCGAGGTAGACGCACTCCGCGAAAAGAGACTTCTGGACCAAATGAAACGCGCCGAGCGAAAAGACTATCTCGATGACCTCCTGCAGCAAGAGCTGCAAAACCAATCTCAGTAAGGAAACCGCATGCCCGACCTTTCAACACACTACGGCCAGCACCGACAAGAGCAGAACACTCCTGACGCTCGCTGGCAGGCTGTGGTGGAAGACTTCGAGAAAAAACAGCGCGAGTTGCCCAGTCCCTCGCGAGCACCCACGCAGCCACAGGTCCAGACGCCAACTTCGCCCGGTTCCAGCTCCTTCGCCGGAGACCTAGGCAACTCCGCTCTGGACCTCGGCAAGCAAGTTATCGGCGGAGCACGCGACGCCGCCCAAGAAGCCCGCGAGTCTACTCAAGCAGCTTCCGATTGGTTAAACGACAACGTTCTCAACCTGCGGTCTCTCGACAAGGCCATCTTCGGAGACGCTGCAGAAAACTTGCCGCCGTTGCCGGAGGTCGAGCAATCCGGCAACACCGTGCCTCAGATGGCTAGAGGTGTCTCCCAGTTTTTGAGCGGCTTCATCCCACTTTTTAGGGGTCTTCGCGTAGCTGGTGCTGGTGGTCTCGTTTCAGGTGCAGGCGCAGGTGTCGTAACTGACGCATTCGCTTTCGACCCCAAAGACCCCACTGCCAGCAACATGATTGAAGACCTGGCAGCGGAACACCCCGCGTTGCGCAATCCCATCACGGAGTTTCTGGCAGTGTCCGAAGACGACACCGAAGCAGAAGGACGCTTCAAGCGTTCTCTTGAGGGCTTGGGGCTAGGCGTAACGCTGGATGGACTGATAGTCGGACTGAGAGCGTTTCGCAAGTCGAAGCGTGCAGCTGCAGAAGCACCTGCAAGGACTGCTGGCGATGCCACACCGCCAGTTGCCGATGACGTTACACCTGCGCGTGGCGCATCGCCCATGGGAAAGCCGGTCCGGGTACGCGCAAGCCCGGCGGTTCGCAAACTGGCGTTGGAGTTAGGCGTGGACCTTGCGAGCATCAAGGGCTCGGGTAGCCGGGGACAAATTACGCGCACCGACGTTGACAAAGCCGTGGCTGATGACGTTACACCCGCCGTGGCTGATGACGTTGTTGAAGAGCCCGCAGCACCCGCAGTTCGCATCAACCCAGAACGTGCAGATGACTTCGCCGAATCACTTCAAGCAGGCAACATCAGCAAAGCCAGCGACGGTCTGGACTTCAATTTCGAGACCATCAACGCGTCGGATGACATCAAGAAGCTGGTGAATACGACCAGTGAGTTCTTCGGCGATGAAATCACAGCAGCCAAAGGTGGCGAGAAGCGAACGCTGAAAGAAGTAAAAGAGACCGCTGACTTGCTTGGGTCCACGCCTGACCAGCTGACGAAGGCGTTTGGTGACACGCAGAACCTGGACGCACGCGTAGTCGCGACCAAACGTGTGCTGCTGGCGTCTACTGGTCAGCTCCGCGAGCTAATGACCAAAGCCGCCGCAGACACCGCTACCGACTTAGACCTGCTGGCGCTGAAGAAGCACGCCGCACGACACGCAGCAATCACTGCAGAGTTCAAAGGCGTGCAGACGGAAGTCGCCCGAGCGCTGAATGCGATGAAGATTGTGACGGGTCCGTATGCCGCGAACATGGATGAAATCATCCAAGGATTGGGTGGCCGGGACAGCATTAAGAAGTTCGCAAGAGCAGGCCTGGAGCTGGGCGACGATGTCGCGCTGAATGGGTTTGTACGGAAGGCGTGGTGGGAAAAGTTGGAGTCGTCGGTAGTTGCGCATTTCATGGGCAGCATTCTGTATGGGCCAACGACGCAGATGGTGAACGTTCTCAGTAACAGCCTGATGCCTGTTGGACGATTTATTGAAACTGGAATCGCCAGCTCTGTGGGAGCCACTCGACGAGCATTAGGTGCAGCAGCTCGCGACGACGACATCGTTATCCAGCAGTTGCAGGGTCACTTCTTCGGCGCAATCCACGGCTTCAAAGACGCCATACGCGTTTCGAAGCAGGGTTGGGGCGCGTTCGCTGATGCCGTCAAGGCGGCAGCACGCGGTGACATGGACAGTGCACGCACAGTCCTCGCGGAGAGCGGTGAGGAGTTTGGTACGGCATGGCGCACCCTTGCATCTGGCGAGCCGCAGCTCGACGCGCTAACTAAGCTGGAGCACAATCCACACGCACTCTCCGCAGAAGCATGGGGTGCCACAGGTACGCTAGGTAAGGCGCTCGACGCCTATTCATTCATCATGAGCGTCCCGACGCGGGGCCTAGTGACAATGGATGAGTTCTTCAAGAGCATCAACTACCAAGCAGCGCGTTACGAAGAAGGTTACCAAGTAGCCGCGAAAGAAGGACTGGAGGGTGATGCGTTCAAGGGACGCGTTGCGGAAGTTGCATCTGCAGAAGATGCGGTCTTGCATAAGAACGCGCTGCAGACCTCCCGAGAAATGACGTTCACCAATGAGCTGGGCGAGTTGGGACAGGGTGTTCAGCGAGTTCTGGCTAAGCGTCCCATACTGAGGATGCTGGCTCCGTTCGTGCGAACGCCAGTCAACATTTTGAAGTACGTAGGTAACCGCACCCCGCTGCTGAACGAGTGGGCTTCACACCTACGTGGTGACCTCGCGGCGGGCGGTGCTCGGCGTGACATGGCTATGGCAAGAACGGCCATGGGTGCCACGCTGTACGGGACCGCGCTAACTCTGGCTCTTGACGGAAAGATTACCGGGGGCGGTCCCAAGGACCAGAAGCTGATGCGCGATGCTGGATGGCAGCCGTATAGTTTCAAAGTGGGCGATGAGTACTTCGCGTTCAATCGTACAGACCCATTTGGAATGTTCTTCGGTCTTGCCGCTGACATCGCGGAAATCTCCGGTCAGTTGGATGAGGTCGAGCTGGACGAACTTTCAGCCATGGCCATCACGGCATTCTCGAAGAACGTCTTCAGCAAGACCTGGATGACGGGAATATCAGAAGCTGTCAGCGTTATGGACAGCCCCGACATGAATCCGTCTGACAAGTACATGAGGAACCTCCTCGCGTCGTTCATTCCCAACTTCTTCCGGCAAACTACCAGCGCCATTGATCCACAGTTAAAAGAAATCTGGGACATCACCGATGCCACCAAGGCACGTTTCTGGCCTTACTCGGAAGATGTTCTTCCGCAGATAGATGCACTCGGCAAGCGTCGCACGTACAGCGGCTCATTAGGGCCGGATTGGGTCAGTCCTATCTACAATAGCAGTGACTCGAAAAACCCTGTGCGAGAGGAGCTGGCCCGGCTACAGGCCGTGGGTACGCTCAAGGTGGACGACTTGCCGAAGAGCCTGCTCGATGTGGACCTCACTAAGCAGGAGTACCACGACCTCTCGGTGTCAGTCGGTACGATCAAACTGGGTGGAATGACTCTCGAAGAACGCCTCGGTGACCTCATCAAGGACACTGGCTATCGGAAGCTACCTGATGGTACGGCTGAGTTTGAGGGAGGCAAGGTACATACCCTGAAGCTGCTTATCGGAAAGTACCGCGAAGCAGCCCGCAAACAATTCCTGAAGGACAACCAGGGACTCCGCGAGCGCGTGCGGTCCCAAAAGCAGCAAGCTCAATCCTTTCTGCAGTAACCCCCAACCAAGGACTTCTAATTGGCTCAATACATCCCCGCCACCGCCACCGGTGACGGAATAGAGGACACGTACGCCTTCACGTTTCCGTACATCGTCGCAGGACACGTGAAGGCATCCCTGGACGGCGTGGAGACGACTGCCTTCACGTTACCCACCTCCAGCACTCTGACTTTCACGACCGAACCCGCCAGCGGTGTGCGCATCAAGATTTTCCGTGAGTCCTCCAAGGACGCACGACTCGTGGACTACGCGGACGCGACCAACGTCACCGAGACGATTCTCGACAACGACAGTCTCCAGGCGTTCTACCTGCAACAGGAGGCGGACAACGCCGCGCAGGACGCATTGAACTTAGATGAAACAGATGACCAGTGGGACGCTAAGAGTAAGGTCTTAAAGAACCTTGCCGAACCCGTTGCGGACACTGATGGTGCTACCAGACAGTACGTGCAGACGTCTATTTCAGGCACCGGAAATGTTCCTGGGCCGAGTGACCCAACTGATGACAACAAGTACCTACAGGCTAACTCTGGACTATTCTCGTGGCAACAACTCACTGTAAGTAATAGCGACTGGGCAGGTCTTGATTTGTCAGTAGCGAATGGAGGCACTGGGGCTAGTACTGCGGCGGCAGCTCGAACGAATCTCGGTGCTGCTGGACTAGCTGATGAGAATACCTTTACGAAGATTCAATCGTGGTCCAAGGGAGCGGATGTTGCGAGTGCCGCTACCCTTGTCCTGGGTGACGACGGCAACTACTTTGATGTGACCGGCACTACCGGCCCTATCACGGCCATCACGGTACCGGCTGGCACATTATTCATGCTGCAATTCGATAGCACTCCCGTGCTTACTCATCATGCAACCAACCTGAACCTACCCGGCAACGCTAACATTACAGCCGCCGCTGGAGACACACTGGTGGGCTTCGCGACCACCGCCAACCAAGTGAAGGTGCTCCATTACCAGCGAGCTACGGGACGAGCGGGCTGGGAGCTAATCTCCAGTGCCACTGCATCGAGCGATGCTACAATCGAATTTAACAACCTTTCAAGCGCCTATTCGGAATATCTGGTTGTCATGGCGGGTGTTGTTCCCGTCACAGACGCCACGCATCTATTTCTTCGAATGAGCACAGATAACGGCTCGACCTTTCACGTGGGAGCAACCGATTATCGGTACGCATGTGTGAGCAGTCAAAGCAATGCAACCACCCTCAGTGGCGCAACTGGAACCTCCGCAGGAACTACTGAGATTCGGATAACCCGTGAAACCATGGACAGTGATGTCGCGCACGTAAATTTTAATTGCAACCTGTGGCTATATGATCCGATGGATGCCCAGAGCACGTTTTGTAACTGGACTCTCGCCCATGAACGCAGCGGTGCGACAATGACATTCACGTCTGGTGCTGGTCAACGGTACGCTGCCGGGGCCGTCGATGCGATTCAATTCTTGTGTAGTTCTGGCAGCATTGAAAGCGGCGAATTTTATCTATACGGCATGAGGAAAGCCTAATGCTGACGAAACTTATCAATGGAAAACGAATCGATGTCGCGGACCCCGAGGAGGCTCGACTACGGGCCGAGTGGGCCAGTGAGGACAAACGTCGCACACAAGAAGCCAAGCATGAGACGGCAATGCAGTACCGACGTGATAGGAAAGAGCGGTACTTGGCCGAGCTGGGAGCGGAGCCAAATCAGTTTGAAGAAGTTGTCGGCGATGTCCTGGACATTGTTATTAAACAGATTAACCGACTAGCTGGCGACAAGCATCCTAAGTTCCAGGCGCTTGTGGACAAAATTCAGGCCATAAAAGCGGATATCCCGAAGCCATTATGAACGAGAGCGTGTGGAACGTCCCGGAGCGAAGAAAAGTCATCAACGTCAACACTATTGTGAGCGCCGTAATCATCGCTGGGATAACCGCTATTGGCTCCAGTTTTATGACGAGCCTCAGAATGCAAGAGCAGATGGTGGTCATCGCTGATAGCGTCACGACCAACACGACGGTCATCAAGGAAGTGCGCGATCAACAACTTAAAATACAAGCAATACAACCGTACGAACTAGAAGCACTGCGCAATGAGGTCGCCACTGAGCTAGCCAAGATTCAGCTAGCCCTATCTGCCGAGCGTGACAATATGACTGGATTGGAACGACGAGTAACCAATCTTGGCCAGCAGATGGAGGTTGTACGGATAGAGCTTAGCACACTGTTGCCGTCTCCCCATTACATACCCACCGAGCCGTAATAGGGTCTTACCTTGAAACCTACCGCTTGGCTCGTGCATGGATTCAACGTGCGCGACGGAGGTGCTGCTACGACAGACAAGTTAAGGCAGCCGCTGGAAGCGCTGGGGTGGAACGTCGAGGAGTTCGACTACGGGTGGACGTTCCTGCTGGGCGTCTGGCTCGGTAACGGACCACGCGCCAAGAAACTAGCCTTGCAAGTCAAACATGGTGACGTTGGATTCGGCCACTCGAACGGGTGCGCCATCTTGCACCGCGCCGCGCATCTTGGCGCTCCGTTCAAGAAGCTCGTTTACGTGAACCCTGCGCTGGATTCAGACGCACGGCTGGCGGCCAGGGTCGAGATGCTAACGGTGTGGCACTCGCCTAGCGACATCCCGGTTCGCATGGCGTCATGGCTACCAGGTGTTGCCTGGGGAGACATGGGCAGCATCGGGTGCACGGTGGCGTCACCACGTATTCACAACCAGAACAAAGAGACCGGCTGGTCCGTCTCTAGCAAGTCACACAGTGATGTCTTCCACGGTCGCAAGTGGGAGTTCTTCAAGGAACACATAGCAATGTCTGGAGGTATGCCTAGTGTCGGATGACAAGTTCACGCGTGAAGTTGGTGAAGACCTGCAGATTCTTCTCGCGAACACACTGGCAGCGATGCTGAGAGACCAGGACAAGTGCACTGCCAGCGTGCTGCGAGAAGCTCGCGAGTTCCTGAAGAACCAAGGCATCGACCAACCCATCGTTAAGCCGGGTGAGACGAACACAGCGACAGACGAACTGAAGGATGCGCTGGTCGGGTACCACGAGAGCAACGTCACGAAGCTGTACGACAGCACGATTCCACGCCAGGCGAAGTGAGCGACCACCAAGTTGTTCTCGGTGACTTCAAGGCGTGCGTGTACCTCATCTGGAAGCACCTTGGACTGCGACCCAGACCGGAGCTGGATGTGGGTCCTACGGAAATCCAGTACGACATCGCCGACTATCTCCAGGGCGGTCCACGCCGCCGTATGGTCAAGGGCTTCCGGGGTGTCGCGAAGTCGTGGGAAGCCGCCGCGCTGACGCTGTGGTGGCTGAAGCGAGACCCCAACGAACGCATTCTCGTTGTGTCCGCCGCGAAAGACCGGGCGGACGCGTTCACGTACTTCACCAAAAAGCTGATTGAAGAGATTCCCTTCTTCCACGACTTGCGCCCGCAGAAGGGGCAACGTGACTCACAGGTTCAATTTGATGTGGGTCCGTCCGATGCGGCCCACGCTCCCAGCGTCAAGTCGATTGGCATTACGGGCCAACTCCAGGGGCCACGTGCCACGAAAATTATTGCGGACGACGTCAGTACCCTGAAGAACTCGATGACGCAGACCATGCGTGAACACATCGGGGAGTTAATCAAAGAGTTCGATTCCATCATCACGCCTGGTGGTGAAATCGTGTTTCTCGGCACGGACCAAATCGAGCAGTCGCTGTATCACGAGCTGCCATCGAGGGGGTATGACGTGCGCATCTGGCCTGCGCGTTATCCAAAGCCTGAGATGGTGGAGAACTACGAGAAGACCGGCGCGAAGCTCGGGAAGCTGGTGTCTGACCGACTGGAAGAGAACCCCGAGTTGGCCTACGCGAACGGTGGTCGTGGTGCCCCTACAGACCCCGATAGATTCAACGACCTGGACCTGATGGAGCGAGAAGCCTCGTATGGCCGGTCGGGGTTCTCTTTGCAGTTCATGCTGGACACAACTGTCAGCGATGCGAATCGGTATCCGTTGAAGGTGAGTGACCTGGTCGTGATGCCGATTAATGAACTGCAAGCACCAGTGAATGTCGTCTGGGCGAATGGACCCGAGCAGTTGATGTTGGATGCTGATTCGCCGGGACTTGCTGGTGACCGGTTTTATAGACCCATGCACACCAGCCCCGAGTGGGATGACTATACGGGTAGCATGATGTTCATTGACCCCAGTGGCAGAGGCAAGGACGAGACCGCCTATGCCGTCATCAAGCATCTGCGGGGCAAGCTGTTCTTGATGGAGTCAGGTGGCTTCCGTGGCGGGTACGACATGACCACGCTAGTTGACCTGGCACGTGCTGCGAAACGTCACCAAGTGAACTTGATACAGACCGAGCCAAACTACGGCGGTGGCATGTTCACGGAGCTGTTCAAGCCGGTTCTACAAGAACCCAACCCAGAGTACGACTGGCCAGGCTATCAGTGTGCCGTTGAAGACGCTGACTGGGCGTCGGGCCAAAAGGAACTCCGCATCATTGACACTGTCGAGCCTGTCATGAATCAGCACAGGCTGGTGGTGTCACCGGCAGTCATTCAGGCGGATGCACGCACCGAGGAACCCGAGTATCGGCTGTTCTACCAGATGACCCGCCTAAGTAGAGAGCGTGGCTCGCTGGGTCACGACGACCGCATCGAAGCCGTCTTCGGTGCCATCAAGTACTGGGTCGAGTCAATGGCGGTTCGCCAGCAGTCCGCACTGGACGACTACAAGGAGCGGAAGCTGGACGAGTACTTGAGGAAGTTCAAAGAGAACGTGAACACGCGAGGGCACTTGAGAATGCAGATGGGCACCGCACAACCACAACAACAGACATGGGTGAAGCATAGACGATGACAACCGTCGTGTGTACCCGCTTCTTTTTTCTCTGATACAAGGATAAACCTTATGGACGACTTTCTCGTAAAGGCGAAGCAGTTCCTTTGGATGTTCGTCGAGCTGACGTTCGTGTTCGTCCTCGCAATCATCCTGATTTATCTGATATTGGGCGAGTCGTCCGGCGTCTTTGTGCTATCGGTCATCGATAACATCACCAACTTCGCGAGTGAAATACCTCCAGCGAGCCTCGTTGGAATCTCGGTCATACTGGTGTTGATTTTCGTTATAAGGCCGCGTCTGAAATAACCCTGCCGATACATGCTCCGTCAAATTTGCCCATGGGGGTAACCCCGTGGTTATCTGCAGGGGACTTCTGGACGTGGTGCCCCTGCTGATAACCACCTTCTGAATTTGTCGCAGAAATTAGTGAGAGGGTATTAATATATAGGGGCTGCGCGAGGCCCCCCATGCACCCCCCAAGAAAGATAACGTGGCAGCTACCGGTCTCAACATCCGGTGAGATACGCGGAGAATCAATATGTTAGAACTCGATGTGTCCTGATGGTGTGCCCTCGAGAGCTCGTGCGCAACCTAGATGTTGCGTTTGGTTACGCCGAGTGCACCCTGGGCGCTGCGCTTGATTGGTGTGGGGGGCGCGTAGCCAATAGAAGGGGCGCGTGCTTGTAATGGGGTGTATCTGTCGTTTTCGAGTCACTCGGAGCAGGGCCAACGATTCGAAAAGGCTTTGAGAACGGACCAAGCTGCGCTGTCATCATCATTCTGCGGAAGTGATAACTCTTCAATGTAATCTATGTATGCCGTTATGGTCTCGCGTT